AGGGCGAGCGGCCGGACGCCGGGACCACGATCACGACGGCGGCGAATCTGGTGCGCGGCCGGTATCGCCCCGACGTCACCACGCACAGCCGGCTGCTCCTCGAGGGGCGCGTGTTCAATGTGCTGAATGTGCAGGACCTGGAGGAACGCCATCGGGTGTTGGAAGTCACGTGCACGGAGGTCCTGGCCTGATGGCGGCTGTGACCTGGTCGGGGATGGAGGACCTGATGACCGCACTGCGCACGCTGCCCGAGCGGCTGGCCGGTGACGCCCAGGGCATCGTCAAGGGCGCCGCGGACGACGCGCAGACGGCGATCGCGGCCGGCTATCCGAGCCGCACCGGGGATCTCAAGCGCCGACTGCGGACGGTCACGAAGGCGACGGGGCCGTACGGCGTCGGGTATCAGGTCCGCAACACGTCGCCGATCGCGTGGATCTTCGAAAGCGGCTCGCAAGCGCGGCACACACGGCTCGGCGCGAACCGCGGCGCGATGCCGCCGGGGCACGTGTTCATCCCGGCCGTGGTCCGGGCGCGCACGCAGATGTATCGCGCGCTGAAAGCGATGCTCGAGCGCGAAGGCCTCCTGGTGAGTGGCGATGCGCCCTGATTCCTCGGCGCTCGTCAACGGCGTGATCGCGAAGCTGGGGAGCGATCCCCAACTGCTCGCGCTGCTGCCCGACAACGTCTATGAGGACGTCGCCCCGCCCGCCGCGAAACGGTTCGCGATCGTCTCGCAGATCCTGGCCACCGACACCGGGGTCTTCAGCCAGGGCCGCGTCCTCGAGGAGGCGCTGCTGCTCGTGGAAGCGCGGGTCTTGCGGACGAGCGGTGGCGATGCGGCGGCGGCGGCGGCCCGGATCGATGCGCTGCTCGAGGACGGCACGTTGACCGTGCCCGGCTACCAGGTGAGCGCGCTGTATCGCGAAGAGTTTGTCCGCGGCACCGAAGTCGACGAGGTGGATCCAACGATCGTGTGGAAGCGCCGCGGCGGGCGCTATCGCGTGACGGCGTATCGCTTTGCGATTGTCTCGGCGTCGGTGGTCGCGGTGGAGAACCTGCGCGAGCTGCACGCCGAACAGTTCGGGCTGTTCGTGATCGGGATCTGGCTGGACGGGCCCGTGTCGGTCCCAGATCCGACCAACGTGCTCGTCCAGCTCCGATCCTCGAATCCCGCGGTGGCGCCCGATCAGTGGTTGCCGCTGAGTCCGTCTTTCAGCGACTACAACGTCACCGATCCGAGCGCGCCGGGACGGGCCCAGTTGGTGTTTCGCGCCACGGCCACGATGAGCACCTGGGCGGGCGTGACGTTCACGCTGGACGACGCGAGCCCCCGCATGAACTGGGATCACATGCTCAATCTGGAATCGGGCACGCCCATCGTCGACAGCCTGGGCGGCCTCGTGTTGGTCCTTCCGGTCTTGCCGTAAATCTAGGGGTTACACAGGAGACGAACCATGGCGATTCTTTCAGGGCGCAACGGGGTCGTGAAATACGACGCGGCGGGCACGACGCCCGTCGAGATCATCTCGGTCAACAACTTCAAGATCAGCTGGAAAACCCCCAAGCAGGACGTCTCGTGCTTCGGCGATCCCAACAAAGTCTACGTCCCCGGCTTACCCGATGTGCAGGGCACGCTCGCGGGCTTCTGGAACTCTGCCGACACGACGATGTTCGAGGCCGCGCTGGCCGACACGCCGGGGCTCCTCGAGCTCACCCCCAACGACACCGAGCCGCTGTTCAAATTCAGCGGCAAGGCCTACATCGACGCCGACCTCGACGTGAAGGTCGACGGCGCGCCGACCGTCAGCGGCACGTGGATGGCTGCCGGGCCGTGGACGATGGCCAGCGGCACCACCCTGATGCGTGGTCCGCAGGGACGCAGCCGCGAGCCGCGCGCGCAGGCGCCTGACCAGGCGCACGCCGCGTAGCCGCGTGTTCCGTCGGTTAACCGTGCGGGGATCGGCGGGCGAGCTGCTCTTTAGCTATCGCATCGCCGCCCAGCTCGGGGCGTGGACGATCACGAAACAGGAACAGCCGCAGGGCAGAGCCCGCTGGATCTTGTCGGCGCATGTCACGCGCGCCGATGCCTTCCAGTGCCGGCAGCGCCCGCTGCTGTTCACCGCGTATCGCGACAAGGGCCGCTGGTGCTGGCCGATCGAGACGCTCGATCTGGTCGGCGACCAGCTTGCCGCGGTGCTCGGCCAACCGGAGCAATGAGGACCCGATGGGAGACCGACGCTGTCGCTTTGTGCAAGGGGATGTGATGCGCTTGCCGCTCTCGGGCGGCGAGTGGGTCGACGTCAAGGCGGAATTAAATGCCGGCGAAGCGCGCCGCATCTTCAGCGCGCTCGTGAAGGAAATGCACGCCGGGCAGCCGACGAAGTTGGACCCGGAGAAAGTCGGGCTGACGAAGGTCGTCGAGTATGTCGTCGGGTGGTCGCTGCTCGGGATGGACGGGCGGCCGGAGCCCGTGAGCGAGGCGGCGATCGACGGGCTCGATGTCGACACCTATCGGGAGATTGTGGACGCCGTCGATGTCCACGATGCGGCCTGCGAAGCGGCGCGGATCGCGCGAAAAAACGGCCAGGCTGGCGAGAAGGCATCCGCAGCGATCTCGCCATCGCCCGACGCTGCGGCTGGCGTGTCGAGTGGGTCCGCGGCCTGAGCCTCGACGACTACGAGGTCCTCGTCGACATGCTGAAACAAGAATCGCGGGATGCCGAGCGCGAGGAGTTCTAGGTGCCCATCAGCGCCACGTTTCAAGCCGACTTCACTGTGTTCAGCACGGCCGTCCAGGTCGCGCAGACGCAGCTGCAGGCCTTCGAGGACAACTCGAAGAGGGTGGCGTCGTCGCTGACGGCGATGGAGAACTCGATCTCGGGCGTCAAGATCGTGCAGGCGGCCACCGTGGCGGCCGAAGCCGTCGACCGCCTGGGCGGCGTCACGAAGCTGACCTACGACGAGCTGCAACGGCTCGGGAACACCGCCCAACAAGCCGTGGACAAGCTGCGGGCGCTCGGCCAGGACGTGCCGGCCGGGGTCCAGAGCCTGGCCGATCATGCCCGCGGCGCCTCGGAAGAGATGCTGCGGCTCGCGCGGGCGACGCAGACCACGACGTCGGCCTGGTCGGTGGCGAGCGGCGTCCTGGCCGGCTTCGGGATTTCACTGGGCACCACCCAACTCGTGCAATGGGGCCGAGAAGGCGCGCAGGCCTTGATCGACGTGGGGAAGGCCATCCTCGACAACGCCGGGGCGCTCGCGGACATGAGCGCGAAGACCGGCCTCTCGGTCGAGCAGTTGCAGAAATTCGCCGAGGTCGGGGCCGCCGCGCATGTGTCCGTCGAGGACTTTACGCAGTCGGCCTTTAGGCTCGGCATCGCACTGGAAGGTGGCACGGCCCCCGTCGTGGACGCGGTCAAAAAACTCGGCCTGAACTATCAGGCCCTGATGAACATGGGGGTCGATCAGCAGTTCAATACCGTGGCGAAGGCGCTCGAGGGCGTGGCGAACGTGCAGGAACGCAATCGACTCGGCGTCGAGCTGATGCAGAAGTCGTATGGCGGCATTGCGCAGGCCATCGACCAAGGCTTTACGGCATCGATGGAGAAGGCGACCGCGGCCACGACCGCACAGGTCGGGGCGATCGACAAGCTCGGCGATGCCTGGGACCAGTTCGTCGTCCGCACCAAGAATGCGGCGACGTCACAGGCCGGCGCGGCCGTCATCGGCGCCGAGGCGTTTAGCAAGCTGAGTACGTACGAGAAACTGCTGGTGTTGCTCTCGGGCGATGTCACGAATCTCGCCCAGACGTTTGACAAACTCACGCGCGCGGGTCAGGCGGCCGCCGCCGCGACGGACATCGAACTGCCGAAGCAGGAAAAGCGGATCGTCCTGACGAAAGCAGAGATCGAGGCGGCGGATCGGTTCGCGGAGGGCTGGAAGGAGCTGAACTCCTTAGGCACCTCGTACCACGAGACGATCGCCGGGATCAATCCGGTCCTCGCCGAGCAAGTCACCTACTACATCAACGCCGGCGCCTCCATGGCGGCGTTGATAAAAGCCTACCCACAGCTCACCGCGGCGGAACTCGAGGCCTTGAAAACCGCCGTGACCGAAGCCACCAAAGCCCAGGCGGCCTTTGATGCGATGCAAATGGCGAGTTACGCCGCCAAGATCAAGATGCTCGACACCGTTGTCGCGGCGAACGCGAAAGCCTACGGGACCGAAGAGCAGATCGCCGCGCTGCAACGGCTCGATGCACAGGAACTCGCCCTCACCCAATCGGTCTACGACAACATCACGTCCGAGAAAGATCGGATGAAGTTGATCGAGGACTATGGCAAGGCGCACGAGGCGATCAGCGCCAAGATCATCGCGCTCGAGAACCAGCGCAAGGACGTGGTCAACGCGGCGGTGCTCGCAGAACTGGACGCGCAAACGAAGCTGAACGCCGCCTATGGCCTGACGGCCTCGGGGGGCATCGCCCAGCAGATCACTGCCTATGACACCCTCCAGAAGGGGCTGGACGCGCTGCACGCGAAGAAGGTCGCCGGCATCGACCAAGCGCAGCAGGAGAACCTGCTCTACAAGCAATACACCGATGCGTTACTCGCCTCAGCGAAGGCCGATGACGACGCCGCGCAGGCGGCGGCGCGCAAGGCCACCGCGCTTGACAAGACCGTCGCCTCCTTGAATGCCGCCACCGCGGCCACGCGAACCTATACCGCCGCCAATAGTGCGGGCGGCTCGACGGGCGGGGCGTTCCAGGCGCCCTCCTTCGCCGGCTACACGCCGGGCTACACGCCGTCGTTCCAGCTGCCCAAATACAGTTTTGCCGCGGGCGGCGTCGGGGATTTCGGCAGCGGGACGCTCGCGATGCTGCACGGGAAGGAAGCCATTGTCCCGTTGACGAGTGGCGGCGGGGGCGTGGGCGGCCTCGTGCAGAACATCACGATTCACGTCAACGGCACGGCGGCCGACGTCGCGCGCCAGGTGTCGGATGAAATCATGCGCGCGGCGATGCGGGGCCAGCAGTTCGGGGCGTCCTGATGCCGACGCAGCCCGCCGTCCTCGGCACCGCGCGCCTCAATAACTTCCGGCTCAATTACCTGCCGGCGGCGCTGATCCCGATCCGCGCGACGAAGGTCGGGATCTATCTCTCGGGCGTGTG